TTTGCTGCTGGGCAAGCTTCAGTAGGTGAGTGGGCCGCTCGAACAGCAGGTGCTTGGGGAAACAATTTACTTGTTTCAATTTGTCCAAGTGCAACAGCATACGAAAATACAAACGTAACAACTTTAAGTGACGCTACAACAGCAGTAGGCGACACAACAGTAACAGTAACAAATGCTGTAAATATAAACGTAGGCGATATTATCGCATTTTCAACTACAGCTGCTACAGGCGACTTTGATGACGGCCACGAATATAGAGTGACCGCTAAAGCATCAAACGACATTACATTTGTAAGACACCCACAAGGCACAGGTGGATTACAAAGAACACTTACAAATGGTTGTAGAGTACGAAGACGATGGAAATATTATGATCAAGTTGCAGGCGCACCAGGTACATCACCATACGCAACAGCAAGAGGCGGATCAAATGATGAAATTCATATCGTTGTTGTTGACGAAGATGGCGGAATTTCAGGTACATCAAACGCAGTATTAGAAGTGTATCAGAAATTATCAAAAGCTTCAGACGCAAAAAATCCACAAGGTGATTCAAATTATTATCCAGACGTAATATATTCAAAATCTAAAAACGTTTATTGGATGGATCACAATCCAAGTGGCACAAACTGGGGAAGCCCGGCGAGTGGAATAACATATACAGCGGTAACATCACCAACATTAACTTCATTGTCAAATGGTAGTGATGGTTCAGCCATTTCAATTGCTCAAAAGAAAACAGCATTTGAAAAATTCCAAGACGCTGAAACAGTAGATGTAGGTTTATTCATCTGTGGAAAAGGCGATGTTACACACATTGATAACGTTTTAACTGTTGTAGAAAACAGAAAAGACGCAATTTGTTTTGCTTCACCTGAAAGATCGGATGTAGTAGGTGTTTCAAACGCAAATTCACAAACAACTAACGTGCTTGATTTTTACAGTACAATTCGTTCATCATCTTATATTATATTTGATAGTGGTTATAAGTATATGTACGATAGATACAATGACGTATATAGATTTGTACCATTAAACGGTGACGTGGCCGGTTTAGCGGCAAGAACTGATTTAATTGCAGACTCTTGGTATTCACCTGCAGGTTTTAACCGAGGTATTATAAGAGGTGCAGTTAAGCTAGCATACAATCCAAATAAAACACAAAGAGATGATTTGTATAGAAGCAGAGTAAATCCTGTTGTTACATTTCCAGGTCAAGGTACCGTTCTTTTTGGTGACAAAACTGGATTAAGTGCTCCATCAGCATTTGATAGAATCAATGTACGAAGATTGTTCATTGTTTTAGAAAAAGCAATTGCTACGGCTTCTAAATTCCAATTGTTTGAATTTAATGACGAGTTTACTAGAGCAAACTTTAGAAATATCGTTGAGCCATTCTTACGAGAGGTACAAGGTAGACGTGGTCTCACAGACTTTTTAGTAGTGTGTGATGAAACTAACAACACAGGCGAAGTAATTGATAGAAATGAATTTATAGCAGAAATTTTTATTAAACCTGCTAGAAGTATCAACTTTATCACATTACAATTTATCGCAACCAGAACTGGCGTGTCCTTTGAGGAAGTCGCAAGTTAATAGAATAGAAGGAGAAAAATACAATGGCTAATATAAATGACTTCAAAGCTAAACTTGCTGGCGGTGGCGCTCGTGCCAATCAGTTTAAGGTAGTAATGCCTTTTCCTGGTTACGCTCAAGTTGGCGGCGAAATAGAAGACCTTGCTTTCTTATGTAGAGCAACAACTATACCTGCAATGACAGTTGGTGAAGTTGACGTTAAATTTAGAGGACGATCAATTAAAATAGCAGGCGATAGAACATTTGCAGATTGGACAGTTACAGTATATAACGATACCAATTTCAGATTAAGAAATGCTTTTGAAAGATGGCAAAATGGTATTAACAATATGTCAGATAACGAAGGATTAACAAATCCTGCTGACTATCAAGTGGACGCTTTTATAGACCATTTAGATAGAAACGGTAATACGATTAAAACATATACATTAAGAGGTGCTTTTCCAAAAGAAGTGGGAGCAATTGATTTAACGTATGACGAACAAACAGCTATCGAACAGTTTGTTGTAACATTTGCTTATCAGTTTTTTGAAACAAATACTACTACTTAATAACACATATAAGTAGTATTGAGGAATAAATTATGGCAGAACTATTTGGGTTTTCGATAACCCGGATTAAAAAAGAGCAAGATCCAAAACAAAACTTTAGTATACCAGTAGCGGACGATGGTGCAACAACCATCGCCACCGCTGGTGGTTATTTTGGCCAATTTTTAGATTTAGAAGGCACGGCCAAAAACGAAGCCGATCTTATAAGAAGATATAGAGAAATTTCATTACATCCAGAATGTGATACAGCAATAGATGATATTGTAAACGAAGCTATTGTTGTAAACGAAGAAAAAGAATCAGTAGTAATTAACTTACAAAATTTACCTTTTGGTAAAGATGTAAGAAGAAAAATAGAAGACGAATTTTCACACATATTAAGATTACTACAATTTAATACAAAAGGCCACGATATTTTTAGAAGATGGTATGTTGACGGCCGTATGTATTATCAAAAATTAATTGATAGAAAAAATACACGAGAAGGTATTACAGAATTAAAATATATTGATCCTAGAAAAATTAAAAAAGTAAGAGAAGTTAGAAAACAAAGAAGTACAAATACTTTAGATATTATAAATGACTACGAAGAATATTATTTGTTTAATGAAAAAGGTGTGGCAGGTGCCGCTTCAGGTCAAGGCATACGTATTGCATTAGATACAATTGCATTTTGTAATTCAGGTCTAGTAGATCAAAATAAAAATTTAATTTTATCGTATTTACATAAAGCAATTAAACCAGTAAATCAATTACGTATGATTGAGGACGCTGTTGTAATTTATCGTATTGCGAGAGCACCTGAAAGAAGAATATTTAAAATTGATGTAGGTAATTTACCAAAAGTTAAAGCTGAACAATATTTAAGAGATGTTATGGCAAGATATAGAAATAAACTTGTGTATGACGCTTCAACAGGAGAAATAAGAGACGATAGAAATTATTTAAATATGTTAGAAGATTATTGGTTGCCTACAAGAGAAGGCGGTAGAGGCACAGCAATTGAAACTTTACCAGGCGGTCAAAATCTAGGTGAAATGGCCGATATAGAGTATTTTCAAAAGAAATTATATCGTTCATTAAACGTACCAATTAGCAGACTTGAATCTTCAACTGGTTTTAATTTAGGCCGTGCGGCTGAAATAAGTAGAGATGAATTAAAGTTTACTAAATTTGTACAAAGATTAAGAAAGAAGTTTACAGAATTATTTAATGATATTTTAAGAACACAATTAATACTAAAAGGTATCATTGCTGAATCAGATTGGCCAACTATCATGTCATCTTTACATTATGATTTTTTACAAGATGGCCATTTTTCAGAATTAAAAGATACTGAAATATTAAAAGAAAGAGTAGGTTTAGCTTCTTCTTTAAGAGAATATGTAGGCACATATTTCTCACATCATTACATTCGTAAACATATATTAAAACAATCTGATAGAGAAATGGAAGAACTTGATAAAGAAATAAAAAAAGAAAAGTCTTCAGGTCAGTTTGATACGAATACTGGTGCAGAACCAGATAATACTAAAACAACAGAAACATTAACATAGGAGAAACATGAGTGAATATGTAAAAAGTTTTATTGATAAACTTTCTTCAGGTCAAGCAGCAGAAGCTGGTGAAACTTTTAAAGACGCTTTAAGAGATAAAGTAGGCAGTGCTTTAGAAACAAAAAGAAAAGAACTTGCAAGTGCTTTATTTACCGCTGAACCATTTAGCGACCCTAAGCCTGAAGTTGCTGATCCATCTGCTAGAACAGAACCGGTAGCTAATGAAAAAAAAGATTAGTGAAATTATAGAAAACGATTTAATAATTGATTCTAAATCTTTTAAAGAATTAACGCCTGTAATGAAAGAGGCAGTAAAAGATGTTTTTAAATTAATAGAAAATGAAACATCAGATATTATAACAAGATTTGAAGGCGCTGTTGAAAAAGTGTCTAAATTTCATAATATAAACAAAGATGAAATTTATAAATATTTGGAAAAAGAAACAAACGAACAATTAGGAGTTTAAAGGAACTATGGCAACATTTACAAAAATATTGTCTGATACAAAGACACACGCCAAAGTATTACTAAGCTTCGACAACGATTCTGCCACTACTGCGGCCGCTGTTGATGCAAGTGCTTTGGTTAGTCACGCAAACGGTGCTAAGTTACACATAACACATATTATTCATGGTATAACGGGTCGTGTACAATTACAATTTAAAGGCTCGTCAACTGATGTTGAAGCAATAGATATTACAGGTGCAGGAACTTATTATGGTGCTGTTATAAAAAATACAGCAACGAATACTGGTGCAACTGGTGGTGATATAGAAGCCATTACAGTAAGTGCTTCAGGATATATTTTATTAACATTGCAAAAAATAGGTTTTGCTGAAAACGCTGAATCTTTTGCTTAATAAATGACAATTTCAACTACTACACTTGTTGATGATACATTTAAAACAATTGTAAATTCTTCAGGTGTAGGTAATGAAAGTGAGCAAATGTTAGTAAATGCTTTTGATTTATTAGGAGCTTCAAGTGAACCTAAAATATCAATTGCAAATGTACATTACGAAATTGAAGGCACAGGTAATGTTACAATATTTTTTGAAAATAATAATGATAAAAAAATAACAATATCTGGTAGAGGTAATTACGGATTAAAACCAGGTGAAAATAAAATTAAAGACCCTATTGGAAACATTTTATTAAACAGTGATGAAAATGTAACTGATTATAGTGTTATAATAGAGTCACAAAAAGAATCAGGATTTACAAACTAATGGCAGATACAGTTACAACACAAATATTATCAGATACTTCAGGTGTTAAACTTGTAGCAAAACTTACAAATTTTTCAGACGGTACAGGTGAAACTGATGTCATAAAAATTGACGCTTCAACAACAACATTTATGACAGAAGATGGCAATAGAAAAATTGCAAAAGTATTTTATTCTGTTAATACAGCTAATACTAAATCAGTTGTAGAAATTAAATGGGCCGGTGCTACTAACGCAACTGCAATGTTTTTATCTGGCCAAGGTTTTTTTGATTTTAGAACAGCAGGTGATGAAATTGCAAATAATGCTACTACGCCTAATGGTGATGTATTATTAAGCACACGTAATTTTGCTAACGGTGACAACTATTTTATAGTTATTGAGTTTAGATAATATATAAATATACAAGAGGGAAAATGAAACTAATAAGAGAAGAAATACACGAAGCACAATACCTTGTAGAAGAAAAAGAAGGTAAAAAAGAATACAAAATTAAAGGTGTATTTTTACAATCAGATATACGAAATAGAAACGGTAGAATTTATCCTAATAGCGTTCTTGCAAAAGAAGTAAAAAGATATAACGCAGAATTTATCAATAAAAATAGAGCATTTGGCGAACTAGGTCATCCAGAAGGACCTGTCG